GGGCCGGTCGGGCCAGTGTCGCCTTTATCCCCAAGCCCTGAAACGCTCACAAGCAATTGGTTTTCGCCCGAAGGCTCCACCACAACCACGTCAGCTACCGCCGCGTCGATAAACACTGTTTCAGCAATACCGCCAATGATTGTGACGTTATCGCTCACAGCGTTACCTCGCCCTCGATCACATACGATCCTTTGAAGTAGGTTTTGACATCACCTGTTGGGAAAGTGACCTGAACATCGTATTGATATGCACCAGCCATTGTCGGAACCGGGTGATACCCGACACGGAAAATGCCGTTTATCGCGTCTGTGATTACGATGCTTGTTCCATCAGTTGTTGACAGGTCCAGAATTGGCAACTGGCCGGCACAAGCCCGCACCTGCATCTTGATGCTTGCGTCAGTCAGATCAACCGCCACGCTATTCCGCTGAATGGTGAACGACAAAGCATCTGCCGTGTCACCTGCGTATTGGGGGGGCCAGTCATACAATCCGGGGCGCATCAGGACATTCCACTTCATCTTGTGGATGCCTATGGGATATGTGGCATCCATCCGGGGAAGCCGCACGTCCTGTGCGTCATTGCCCGAATAGATACCAGATGTAGCGATCCGTTTCCAGTGGCTTAGTTGATCGGGGGCGCAAGGTCGCCCCGCAACCGATCATTCAGCCTCGGGTTCAGGGAAACGCCGCCCTCATTCCTTTGCGAAGCGCGCATCCGCCCCTTGAACGATTGTCTGATCGTGGCGCCCGTGATCGGATATTCAGGGAACCGTGTGTTGAAGTCCCGCACATCATCCATGACGCTTTCAGGGATAGGCTGGCCTTCCTTCAAGGCGTTTGAAGCTGCCTTGTGGATTGCCTTGCGCTCGTCCATCACTTCACTCTCTTTGTTTTTCAGGCGAGTGTTCATGTCGTATTGCTCGGCAACGCGCGCCGGGGTGAAGCCATTGGCCTGCAACAGCAACTCCCATGGGTTCACGTCCTCGATCAGCGTATCTCCGTTCCATGTTGTCACGCCTTCAAGGGCATATCGGCCTGTCCGAAGCACATCGCGCACAAATTTTGGCGTGGAGGATTCGACGCCGCGCGCCAGTGTGTCACCAGAACCAGTCGCAATGCCCTCTGCGATGTTGGGTAAGCCTCGACCAAGGACGCTGTAGGCAATCCCGCCGATAGGACCGGCCAACTCGTTGATGTAGTGCTGAACCAAATCCGAACCCTCCAGGTTGCGATCTGATCCCCGGAACCAAAGATCGGGCATCCCGATACGGTTGGTCAGCGCCGCGCCGGTCAGCTGGCCCGGAATGCCGTTCAAGAATGCGCCAGCCGCATAGTTGGCGGCCGCAACGCCAAGGCTGTCACCCTCCATCAAAAGCGCGTCCTGCATCCATTCCTCAACATCGTCAGCATCGCCGGGGAAAAACAGGGCCAACAAGCCCATAAGCAGGCCGTAGCCCCACACACCCTTGAAGCCAGCGTGTGCCATCATTGAAAGCGTGATCCCGACAAGCTGAGTACGCGCCTCTTTGCGTTCGGCCTTGCTTGCCCCCTGCAATGACTGGTGCGAATCGCGGAAAAGACGATACAAAATGTTGGTAGAAAACTGGCGAAAGATGAAAATCACCTTGGGAATATCGCCCTGCATGAACCTCGGGCGGTCACTATTCTGGTAAGAAAAGTGCGTTTTCCAAGTCAGGTCCGCGCCCTTTTCAATCGCGTCTGTATGGTTCATCCCATCGGCCCGCGCAAGGCGGTAAGCCGCAAGGAATGTCACCTCGCGGTTTACCCGCTCTGCATGGTGGAACGCAAAGCCGATCCGGCGCATCCACTTTTCGCGCACCGGGTTGAACTCGACGCCCGTTTCAGCAACCGCCGCCAAGTCATGTGCCTGCGTCTTGTCGATTGTGCCGCGGCGATACCCCTCGATCATAGCGGCCTTTTCATCGGCGGAAAGCGTTGGTGAATTTTCAGCCGACCAAGTGTCTTTCCATGAAACGCCTTGCCCCTTGCCAAAGTCTTTGGCCGCGCGCCCCAATTCGGTCATTATCTTGCCAATGGTCGCGTTTTTCAGACCAGCCTTGAGAATGGCGGGGCCGATCACGGTTGTCTGGGTGATGTTCACCAGCGCAGCGGCAGGGCTGACCCCCAGATACCAGACAAAGGCCAGCGATGAAGCCATGGCCGACCATGCCGAACCTGTCGGGTTCATGGTCCATTCCATCCGCTTGCGCATTTCGTTCACAACTGCCGTTGCCCGGTTGGGATCATCAGCCCGCCGCGCCTCCTCGGACGCATCATCGAGGCTGTCTTGCATCTCAAGCGAATATTTCAGCCTAGCAAGCTGGTGGGCTCCATGGAACGTGTGCGATGTGTAGGACCGCAAGGCGTCACGATTGAAGCCCTCGCGCCCCTTGCGGTGGATCTTCGATGTTCTGATCGACTGATCGGGCATGGTTTCAAGATACCGCTGCCAGATCGCGTCCATGACCTCCGGGGATGCCCCGCTGTCGGCCAGCATCATTTCCACGTCAGCCACAAACTTGGGGTCTACCTGATCCTTCATGTCGGCGCTGCTGGACATAAGCCCATGACGAACGCGGCCCGGGTTTTCCGCCTCTTGCTCGGTGCGGAACACCTGCTGCTTGGATTCGCTGTCAAACCGGCTGAAATTGATCACCTCGCCTTTTTCATCGCGCACCGTGACAAAGTAATTCCCGAAGCGCGCCAAGGGGAAGTATGGGCCTTTCAGCCTTTGCCCCTCGAACACCTTGCGCATGGTCCTGATCTGGCTTGCCGATCCATTGGCCGCCCGCGCCCGCACTTTTGCCAAGATAGTATCGGCCTCGTCCAGCGCCGCCTGACGTTCTGTTCCTTTCAGCCCATCATCGTCCATTTTGCGCAGCGTCTTGCGGTGTTCACGCTCGGCGCGCTTCAATGCAATCTTGGCCCCGGCCTTGATATTGTCCTCCAACGCGATATCAAAGTCATTCGCCAGCTTTTCGTAGGAATCCTTCACCTTGACGTAGAATGCCTGATAATCGGCGGGCAAAGCATCATACAGCGCCTTGATCGCGGCATATGACCGCTTGCGGGTTTTCTCATCAGCCAATTTCTTCTTGGCCCAATCGGGCGCGCTTTCGCCCAGCCGCGAATACTCGATCTTCGCCATGCGCAAGAAATTATCATCCTTGCCCCAAGGATCAGGCTTGGAAGGGTCAACGCCCGTCATTGTCGATCGGTGCATCAGGTCCATCATGCCATCATTGGCCGTTGGGCTTTTCTTCTGCATGTCGATCCACTCTTGCGCCACGCCTGCCGCATCAGAGTGCCATTCGTTGCGCAGGGTGTCCATTTCTTCTTTCGCGCGCAGATATCGCTTGGTGGAAAGCATCTTACTGCCCATTTCAGCAAACAGGGCCCGCCCCGGCACAAGCGCCAGGACGCTCATTTTGTCGCCGGTCATGCTGTCTGTCGTGATGTTGCGCAGAACCTCTTTGGGATCACGCCACAGCCGCGCGCTGACAAGGCCCTGATACTTGGCGCGGACAGTGCCCGCCAAAGCCGTCATTTCGGGGGCTGCGGTGGCGTCAGTCTTCCGAACATTAAACGCTTGCTCCCCGTTTTCCAGATCGACCAAATCGACAAAATATCCTTTCTTGCGCAGCCCCTCATAGAAAGATGCGCCATCTTTTGTTAGTTCATACCCGCTAAGGAACCGACCACCGTTTTGATTGGCCCATTCGATTGCTGCGTCATGCAATGCCGTAGAGACGCCCATGCGCTGCATTTTGGCGGGAACCTCGGTGATATCTGCCTGCAAGCCGCCATCGTCCATCTTGTAGGCAATAAGGGTTGCGGTTTCGCCGTTTCTGGTCACAGAGAATGTCACCGTGTTCTTGGATTCCGTCTCCGTGACCGATCCCATATCCGCCCGCATTTCTGCGCCATCCTTACGCGCCTGGCCGCCGCCCGGTCCATCCGGCCCCCGCCCGCCGACCTTGCCGCTTGCAATCCGCTCCATGGTCAGCGCCGCCGAACCAAAGCCCCGGCCCCGCAGCATGTTTGCCATTGCCACGATGAAAGCCTCGACCTTGGCCATGGCCTTTTCAATGCCGGAATACTGATCGCGGTTCTGCGCCCAAAGGCGATACAACTCCGCGACCATTTCCTCCGACTGCATGGCGGCAGGCTGGTCTTTGTAACGCTGCATCACACTTGCCACGATTTCAGGCTCACGCCGCGCCTCTTTCACAAGCCCGCGCCATTCCTCCGCCGAAAACAGACCATGCGGCTTGTTCCAAAGAGCCTCGTTGCGCAGCGCATGGATGATTTCGTGCCGCATGATGCCGATCTTCTCAATCCCGGCATTGGCCGCAACCGTTATCCCCTCGCTCACGCCAAACCGGCCCGCAATAGCGTTGCCAGACACATGGCTTACCAATCTGCGCACCACGCGCACCGTAACCTTGCCAGACAGGCCTGTGCGCGCCAGTTCCGCGTTCATGTCGCGGGTGATGCCGCTGATATCGTCAGGCGTGATCTGTGCGTCATTGCCGGGGGCAAATTCGCGCATTTCGCTGGCGCGCACTTCCTCTGTCCCATCCAGAGGATAGGTATCTACAACCTCAAATGCGGTGCCAAGGGGTGCTTCGCCCTTTTCAACTTTTACCTGCGATTGTTCGATCACCAGCAACACTTGATCGCCATCAGCGGAAACACCGCGCGCAAACACACGGTTTACCTCGGTGCCTGCCCGCGCCAACCGTTCATCCAGCGCGCCAAAGGGTGCGGTGTAGGTCTTGCCGCCAATCGTGTGAACAAAAGGATTTCCATTGTCCATCAAAGGCGCATCGCTGCTTTGATCTGTTGCAAGATCACGCCCTTTGTCGTCCATTTTAGCAAAGCGGTTTGGCTTACCAAGGCGGTCCTTTGCTGTCTCGACCTCGGCCAAGCGAACAAGCCCTTTGAATTTTCCAACATCTCGCGCCAGCTTGCGCGCAATGCTCCGATCCACCACCGATGCGGCCCGTTCCTCCATGCGCGGGGTGGCCTTTTTGGTATCGCTGATTTGGCGTTCTTGGTTTGCAATGAACCGATCCACGGCCATCTTAACCGAATTTGGCGACAATCCACCGATCAGGGCACGCGAGTTAAGGACGTTTTTGATCGCAATACTGTTGCTTAGAAGTGTGCGCCTGCGACCATTGATTGTGACATCGGCCCCATAAGCCACATCAGAACCCAAGCCTTGAAAGCTGTTTACGGACAAAATTACGCCATCGCCAAGGTTTATAGGCCGCGCGCGCGCAAACCCATACTCACGGCCCACCGTTGGGTCGCCAACCACTTCCAGCGCGTCCAGAACAGCCTTGTAGTAGGCATCAGGTTTGCCACCTTCCGGCAGGATGGTTGGGACCGGCTGTTCAAACTTCGGAAGCAACTCTGCCTTTTGGCCTTTCGGTCTATCAGCATTGCGTTTGCGTGCAGCGTCAGCCTCAATCTCATTGGCGGCCTTGGCGTCTTGGTGCGCATCAATTGCGGTATTGTAATCCGACCACATTTTGCCAGCGTCTTTGAACCCGTCAAATGACAGGGTTTCAGCCGCTTTTACATCATCGGTCCAGCCCGCGATATTTGCTGGCGCTTCCCGTAGGAAACTTTTGGCTTCACCAACGGCCAAAAGCTGCGACGACTGGCTGGCCTCGGTGTCGCGCAGTTCTTTTTCTGCCTCCATCTTCTTCAAGAACACGGGGTTGCCGGTGGATTGCGCCATAAACGCGGCATAGCTTTCCGCATCACTGTCGTCAGGCTCGATCAGATTGTCCGCTGTGGAGTTGAGGAATTGCTCAATCCCAGAGGCTTTGCGCTCAAGCACCTGCCACAGCACCACGTCAGAGGTTTTTTCCGTGGCGTAAGCCGTGATTTCAATCTCAAAGCCTTCTGGATCGTTTTCATATAGAGAGTTGCCTTGCCGGATGATCCGGCCTTCGCGTTGCTCCATGTCCGAAGGACGCCAGGGGGCATCAATGTGATGCAATCCCACAAGCCGCTCCTGCGCGTTCATTCCGGCGCCCATTTTGAAGGTAGAGCCAATCAGCACCCGCACCCGGCCAGCATTCACATCGTCAAACAATCCGGCCTTCTTGTCGGCGGTATCATAGTCGTGGATGAATGCTACCTCCTTTGGGTCAATGCCGTTTTCGACAAGATAAGCCTTCACATCGTCATAGAATGAAAACCCGCTGTCGGCGGTTTGCGCCAAGGATACGGCTTCACGGCCCTCGCCGTTCATCCATTCCTCAATGGTGTCCAGCGCGGCAAGGCTAAGAGTTCCGCCCTCGATGCGCGCCTCAACGGCCTCCATTGCCTCCCCGGCCTGTTGCAGCCATGGCTTGCCAACATCGGAAGCAACCCGTGCCTTGGCTTGCGCAGGGGTCATGCCAGAACGCTTCCACACATCCATGACGGATTGCTTCACGCCCTTCAAAGCGGTCTTGGTGGGCACAGAACTGTCAGCAAATATAAGCTGCGCGCCCCTTACTGCCTCCCAATTCGCTGCAATGCGAAGCACTTCGTTACCAGCAATCACCACTTTGGAATTTTTATCTCGCTTGGCGCTGGGGTCGATGGTCCGAATGTCGATCGAGGCTTTGCGCGCGTCCGACAGAACCCAAAGCATGTTGTCAACGCTCGGGTATGCCTTATTGCCCGCGTTTCGCTTGATCCCATCGCTGCGCATCACAAGGTAATCGGTAAACTCGTTTTGATCCGGTGTGGAGGTGACGCTGATAAGGCGGCGGCCACCACCCTTGATTTTCGGGGTCGGAAACTTGGTGGATTTGTGCTTGCTCTTGTCTTTGATCTTGGCGTTTTCCGCCTCGATCTGCTCTTTATACATCGCCTCAACCTGCGGGCGCATGACGATATCGGCAAAGGATTTGTAAATCTGCGCCAGAGGGCCAAGGTTGACGAGCCCAGACATGACGCGCCGCTGCTTCAATTTCATGGCAGGCGTATATTCAAACCGCTCTTTGGCCTGAATAAATGCGGCCGACCATGTGTCGAAGTGCATCAGACCCATTTTGCGAAGCATACCCGGTGCTTGGTACTTCATGATCGTGAAAATCTCGACCAAGCTATTGCTGACCGGCGTACCTGTCAAAAAGCCCAAAGCCCCATCACGATTGGATATGCTGCGGGTCTTGATGTAGAGGTCCAGCGCGCGCTGTGAACCTTCAGGATTGTTCATCCCGACAATTCTCTGCGCGGACGTGGCATATTCAAGGTTTTTGAACTCGTGCGCCTCGTCAATGACAAGGTTATCAATCCCCGTTTGGTTGAAGTTGAAGCCGATATCATCGGACTTCACCTCGACCAGCATTGCCTCCAGCTTTTCCTTGTACTTTTTGACCTTGGAATTGATCTGCGAAACGGTTGATCCGCTTTCTTTATTTGCCTTGGCCGCGTTGAGGGCTTCCTCAAGGTCGTCAATCTGTTCTTCCATGATCAGCCGAACGTCAGCCGGATCATTTTCTATGTTCTTCAGTTGCGAGTGACCAATGATTATGGCGTCATAATCGCCGGTCGCAATGCGGGCAATCAGCTTGCGGCGGTTCTGCTGGGAGAAGTCCTTTTCCGTGGCCACCAGAATGTTGGCTCCTGGATACAGTGCGTAGAAGTCACGCGCCCACTGGCCGACCAAGTGATTTGGAACGGACACAAGTGTTTTTCTGGACAGGCCCAGCCTCTTGCGCTCCATGATCGCGGTTATGGCGGTGAATGTCTTACCTGCGCCCACAATATGATGCAGAAGGGTCGATGGTGACAGGATCATGCGCCAAGCGCCGTTCTTCTGGCTGTTGCGCATCTGAATGTCAGGGTTTTGCCCCACGGTCGTCAGGTAATTCACCCCGTCATATTGACGGTCTTTGACCACGTTCATCTTTTCATTGAACGCATTGACGATTTTCGATTGGCGCTCCGGGTTCAGATAGGCCCACTTCATGAACTCCTCGGCCATGCGCTCTGCTGCGGCGTTGGCGTTCATGGTTTCACGCTCGTTCTTGACCGATTTACCGTCATGTGCCCGATCTGAAACCACAATCTGCTTGCCGCGCGCCACGGCCTCAAAGATTTCAATGGCGCTTTTGCGTTCGGTTCGGAATTGCGCGCCAAACTCTGACGCATCGCTGCCCTCGATGTCCATGTGAATTGTGCCGGATAGCGGGTCAGGCCGGATCTTGGCCTTTTTAGCGCCTAGAGCCCGTGCAAATTCCTCGAACACCTCGCCGGGAATCCATTGCGACCGGATCACGGGGCTGATCTGTTCGGCGCGCTTTGGCTCTGGCATTGCAGCTTCCAGCGCCTTCACGTTTTCGCCCATGCCTGCTTTCTCGGCGTCCTCGATCTTTTCAGCGAGGTTGCCAGACAGATATTCGTCGGCCAGCACATACTCATCGCGCTTGGGGTCTTTGAAGATCATAGGCTTGTCGCCCGCGGTCAACTCCTTGCGCACCTGTTCAGGGGTCTTTTTCGTCAACTTGGCAATCAGCGGGATATCCAGCCGCCCGCGCTCACGCAACGAAATCTGAACACCATCGGCGGAACTGTCTGCGCTGGTGGCCTCGGTGTAAGGCACAATCACGCGCTTTTTCAGAATAGCGGCAGGATCAGCCGTTTCCTCAATGCCCTTTTCCTTGTTGGCTTTCTTGTAGCGGCTTTCAAGCGCAGCCTCGATACCCGGAACGCCGCCCAGAACGGCATCATTTGCCGCATTGTTGACGAAGCCATGCGCTTTGACAAAGGTGGTGTATTCCTTGCGCAATGCCGCCCGCATTTTATCCATATCTGGATTGTTGGCGTTTTCTGCGGCCAGCAAGGCAAGCGTGTTGTTGCGCAGGGAGAGCAACCCGCGCAGCGTCTTGAACTTCTTGTCGCCAATTTTTTTGGTTTCGATTGCGGCGGTCAACTCCTTCAGGGCTGCCGCCTGTGCTTTGCCAAAGTACGGGTTTTGATCGGTCAACGCCTCAAGCATAGTGCCAAAGGCTCCATGCGCCTGCTTGCCCATACCTGGAGGCGGTGTTTTCTTGTGGCTGAATTTTGCCCCATCCTCGGCCTTGTCGTTAAAGCTGACCGATAATGCTTCTACCATGCGGATCAGCGCACGATCTACGGCCACGGCCTGCTGGTCCGGTGTGCCTGACTTGATCGCATCACGATAGGCTGTCAGCGCGTCCCGTGCGGCCACCATTGGCAGCGCCGCATCGCCCCATAGCGTGTCCTTGTTGACCTCGATCACCTGCGCGTTGCCTTCGGTATCATCATCGCGGCGCATCATGATCTTACCATCAGGCAACAGTATGCTTTGACCAATGGCAAGGTCGCTGGTTGTCGGGCCCTCTACCACCGCCGCCTCAAGGGCTTCGGTGTGGGTTGGCAATTCGCCATCAATCTTCGCCAGCGCGCCAGACAGGGCTGTGCCAAGGTCGCGGCCATCGCTGTGAAGGGTGAACTCCGTCCCATCACCGCGCCGCATAGTCCCATCCATGGCAGGTCGGCCAAGCATCATTTCGGGATTTGCGGCAAAGTAGCCGTTCAGTGTCGTGCCGTTTGGTCCAGCCACGTTGGTTTCAAGCCATGACAGGTCGCCCGTTGGATCGCCTTCTGGCCGCTTCTGGAACCAAACGATATCGGTTGTCACCTCCGTACCTGCGTTGGCCAAGAAAGCGTTGTTGGGCAAGCGCACCGCGCCAAGGAAGTTGAAGTGACGCGCAAGGTAGCTGCGCGCCTGCGGGTTTGCCACATCAAGGAAGTTGCGGGTCACGACCATGCCCATGATCCCGCCATCGCGCAGGTGCATACCCGTTTTCGCAATAATGAAGTTGTGGATGGACATGGGCGGTATTTCGGGGTGCATCTTTGACAAAATAACCGACGATCCAAATGGCGGGTTGCCGATCGCTACGTCGATGGTGCCATTGCGGAACGGCGCGTCCTGAAACGCTGTGCCGCCAAAAATGGTTGCATCAGGGTAAAGGTGCTTGGCAATTTTGCCTGTCGTGTCGTCCATTTCGGCGGCGAACCATTCAGTCTTGCCAGAAATATCGGCAGGCATAAGCCCGACAAAGTTTCCCGTGCCGATGGTCGGCTCCATGGCGCGGCCACCTTCAAAACCAAAGCGGCGCATGGTGGCCCACATGCCGTTTACGATGGTGCGTGAGGTATAGTGCGCGTCCGCTGTCGATGTGCCGGCTGCGCGGTATTCGTCCTTGGTCAGCAATTCACGAAGGGTTGCTTGGGCGCGGCCAAACTGTGTGGTTTTGCCTGCCTCGCCCGGGTCAAACACGCGCTTTAATCCACCCCATCCGACATAGCGGGCCAACACGGCCTGTTCGTCCTTGGTGGCAAAGCGGTTCTGCGTTTCCAACTCATTAACCAGTCGGATCGCTGCGATGTTGTTGTCAATTTTTGTTCCGTCAGTGCCTTCCCCAAGCGGGAAGTCTGGCGTGATTACAAAGTTTCCGGGGCTGCTTCCGCTACGCTCGGTTGTGGGTGTGCGAGGTACTCCGGCGCTATCTCCGACCACGCCTCCTGCCAGCCCATTCCCCGCTGGTCTTTCATCCTCTGCACGTCCTTCGCCGCCTGCAACGATAGGCTCGCGCTCAACGAACGGTCTTGCATCATCAGCGGGGCGTTGCTGTTCACGTCCGCCCAAGCCTCCCTGATCCATCCCAGAATCTTCGTTTGGAGTGTCTCGTTCATTTTCCACGTCCTTGGCAGGTGGTTGTGCCTCAATGGTATCACGTTTTGGGGCTTTTTGCGAGGGTTTTGCAGATTGTGAAATTGATTGACCAACCATGCTTTTTATTTCGGCAGCGTATGCACCCCAAATGGCATCACCATCTTCAGCGTCCACGCCAAGTTCTTCGGTGATTTCTTCTGTTGAATCAGAGCTGTAGTTTCCGCTGTATTGCTCCACGTCTAGTTCAAAACCGCCCAATGAATCCATGGCGCTGGTCCCGAGTTTTTGCCAAGACCAAATCCCATTGGTAAACATGGTCGGCGACCATACCATTCTGATCTGCAACAGCTTTCGTGTCCCGTCAGAAGAAGGAGATATTGCGGCCCGCGCCTCAATCATAATGTTATTGGTCAGATATCCAGCGTTCATCCATCCACTATCACCTTCTGCATCGTCTTCTGTGTCAGTGATACGATCTGGCGATGTTGCCCACTCTGGAATATCGTCAACAATTTTGCCAGTTTTTACCTTGTTGGCCGCTTGTGGCAGTTTTGGTTTTGCAGTTGCCTCGGCTGCAAGAACCTTGCGGGCCTCGGCCATCACGTCAATGGCGCTATCCATGCCCGAAATATCTTCCCCGGCCATGTCCATTTCGTCGCGCGCGTCATTGTAGGATGCGCGCATAACCCGCTGGACCTGCTTGGCGGTCAGGCCGGTATCGTCCATGAAGTTGCGCAGGTTTTCGGCAAAGCCCCTGATCCCATCCTCGATGTTGAGAATGACCAGTTCGACACCCAGCGCCAACAGCTTTGGATCAAGGCCGCTGCTTGTCTGGTTCCGCATGGCCGCTGCCATTTCAGCGCGGATTGCGTCACGGCGGGCCTGTTTCTCGGGCGACAGACTGGAGGTGCGGACCGGTGCTGCGGCGGGCTCGGGCGCTGCGGCGTCTGGCTGCACGCCAAGGGGTGACATGCCTGCCATTGGCGCGACTTGTGGCGTTGGGCGGGGTTTTGGCATTGGTGCGGCGGCATTAACCCTCTCGGCCTTTTCCACACCAGCGTCATAAGCCTCCATGGCCAGATCGGCGGCTTCATCCCCAAGTCTATCGCGGATCAGGTCAACAATGGGCTCTGGTCCTGCAATCATGTTGTTGCCGATATCCAGTACGCGCGCTTTGTCGGCCAGCTTGGCCAGATTGGTACTTCCAATCCCGATCAAGAACTCACCAAGGCGCCCCATGCCGACAGCGTGTGGCGCTTCTGCCTGCTCAAATCGCGAAAGGCTACTGCGAACCCGCGCAATGATGAAATCAAGGTCGTCGTTTGGCGATTTTTCGGGTGCAGGCGCGGTCGGCTTCCGCGCGGCATCGGCGCGCTGCGCACGTTTCACAGCATCGTTGATCGCTTCGACGCGGGTTTTTCCGTACCCACCAATGACAGAGTATGGGTTTTGGCGAAAGATATTGGCCTTGAAGTCGCCTGTGACCCAATTCCCGCTGCTGGCTTCTGGATCACCCGCTGAACGTGCCGCCATATTGGCATTCATCTTGACCGCGCTTCCGAGAGTGAAGTCTTTTGGCATGGGAAGTTCTGCCACTGGCGATGGAGGATTCCCGTCGATGATTTCTAATTGGCCACTGTCTTGAGCGGCTTTAATGATCGAGGCATTGATGTTTTCCTGCGTTGGCGCTTTGGGCGGTGCGTAGCGGTCATGCGCCGCAACGATCTTCTGTGCCAGATCAATGGCAGTCAGGCCCTTGGGGTTCATAAACTGGTTGGAACCAGACCCATATGGATCGGACGCCTGCGAAATGCGCCACATCATCTGCGGATTTCCGCCAGAACTGAACGACTCTCCGATTTTGAGGTAAACGCCACGCGCGCTGCCTTCCGGCCCGATCATCGTCATGGAAACATCGCCAATGTTTGACGTGTTCCCTTTTTGAATGCTGATTTCCTTGGCGGCCTTGCCTTTCTTGTCCGTGATAGGAGTCCAGCCAGCCTCTTTCAGCACTTTTACCGTGGCGCGCAGCATGGTGTTGGCGGCGTCATGGAACGCAATGCGAGTTTCATTGAACCGTCCATCCTCGCTGCGATCATCCTCATAATATCCGTCCAGATTTCCATCCATATCAGGAAAAGCGCGCGTGGCCCCCGCTGATGCAGCCTTTGGCGCGGCGGCCTGTGCTGGCTTTTCCGCTTCTGGTGCTGTGTCACCGATACCCAAGGCGTTCTTCACCTCATCGGCGCGCGCGCGTGAGAAGATGAAACCACCTTCTTTTGCGTCCCACTTGAATGAAATATTGCCGACAACGGGCGGGGCGTCCTGCGCCACTCCCAAAAGAACGGCGGCCCTATCACGGACATTCTTGATCGTAGGGGCGTCTTTAGGCGGATTTTTCGCCATATCGGCTGTAACGCTGTCAACCTCGGCCATCTGGGGGCCAAGCGGCAACTTGTGATCGCCATTTTTGATCCACATCAGGAACTCAACCGCCGACATTTCGGTAATGTTTCCAAAGCGCAACGGCCCAGAGTTGTCCGAGAACCCACGGTAATAATTGGCCTTGGCTACATCAGGACCGGGATACCCGATCATGGACTTGGTTTCATCGAACTTTCCGGTATCGGGGTTGATCTGGTCGATCACCCAAACGGTTTCGGCCTTTGGATCGGGGCCCATGTAGAAGTCGAGGTGATCCCCATCGGCCCCGGTTGTGCCCAGTATCCGGCCATAGTCGGCGGGCATGGTGACAGACCAAGCCTCGCCACCGGCATCAGTGCCGCTGCGGGTCGATCCCTTCTTGTTCTCAATGGAAAGCGTCAGGCCGCGCCAATTCACCTTGCCAGTCTTGTAGTTTTCAGCTTCGGCCTGCGCCGGGGTGGGGTTGGGATTGGTTTCAGCGGCGGCGGCATCGACCTCGGCGCGGGTCGGCGCGGCGTCCTTGATTGGGAACGCATCTGCAAGCGCAAGCGCCAAGGCATCCGGGCGCGATAGCTTTTGTGATGCCTCACCCAAAACGCGAAGGACCACTCCATCCTTGCGAACGATGGAGCCCCAGAACACATTCGTGGCAGAACTTCCAATGTCTGTCAGGCGGTAAACTGTGCCATCTGGCATCCGCACCGCCTTTTCGCCACTCCTGCGGGTCATAGCCTCGGTGAAGTCCTCCGGTCCGTTGACTTCCTCTGCGGGCCCTTCGTCACTCACGGCGGCTGGGGGTGTTGACTCCGCCGTGACGGAGGTAATCGGTTTATCTCCGTCACGGGCGGGCACAGGCGCGGCATTGTCCTCTGCCGGGGTTCCCAAGTAATCTTTGGCCAGGTCGGCGTTAATGAACCATCCTGGTGAACCATCGGCCATTGCCTTCTTGAAGCTGTAGCTGTCGATCTTGTCAGCATCAGCCTTTTTGAAATCGCTGGCCGGGATCACTACGCCTGTCTTTTTTTTGCCCAAATTGGTGATGTGCGTCACAGGATCGCGCGCAAGGGCGTCCCCTACGGCGCTGCGCAACGTCTCGTCCGAAGGTAGGGGAGAGGTAGGGGAAGGTGGGGGAAGGTCGGCATCTGTGGCCGGGTTTACTGCACCTCCACCGTTGCCGGTTGCAGTTGCACCATCCACACCATCATTATCAGCGGGAATAACGGGTCCGTCAGCGGCATCGACTGGCCCGCCTTCAGGAACCGTTGTAGTGATTTCTCCTGTTTCCGGGTCAAAAGTTTCATTTGGAGCAAGGCCGCTACGGACTCCTGCGCTGTCAGCCACATTGGAAGGTGCGGCAGGTTTTGGGGTAAAGGCTTCCCCTGCAATGGAGACAAGGTTGTCATATTTCTTGCGCAGCCCTTTCGTCCAACCACCTTTTTCGGCGCGGTCCTCAATGGCGCGGGCCTCATTTGCGGCGATTTGCTCATTGTTCAGGTTTGGTTTTGCGGGCGCGGGCGGTGCTTCCGCCTTTGGCGCGGGCGTGGGCGTGGGCTTTGCGCCCGCTGGCTTTGCCTTCGCTGCCTCAGCGGCCAAGAGGTCTGTGGCCTTGGCTTCATTCACCGCTTTGTCGAATGTTGCGGGCGGCACGGGCATTTCCCTGCCATCCACGCGCACGATCGCCACGCCATTTTCCTCGCGCTGGAACACAGCGTCCACCACGGCACCGGCACGGGTCTGCATCCTGACCGTTGTTCCGGGCTTGAACTCCGAAAACATGGGCGGCGGGGGATCAACGGGATCGGCCTCTGGGATTGGGGTCAAGTCGGGCGCGCTGGCCGCGATGGATTCGATGGGGCCAGGGGGGTTGGCAGTAACCCCGCCCATCACCGGGAGGGAATCCGGAGGGGAAGCGGGCGGGGCTACCTGACCTTGACCGCTGCCTTCGGCCAAGGTGTTCTGTTTGCGCGGTGGGGCACCCATATCGCGCTCGAAATTCGTAGGGTCTTGCGGGCCGGGTCCAACCGGGCCCTCACCAAAGATCGTGCCGCCGTTTGTGGGGGATGGAAGCGCAAGCATGGGCGGCGCTTGTGTCTCGTCCTGACCTCGCGCGCCACCGGGGATACCGGCCAAACCACCGGGTCCAACACCGCCAAGCGCGCCAAGGATGAAATCCCCGAACGTGCCTTCGGTGACGTTGATATCCATTTTGGCGGCTTTGCCTGTGCCATAACGGGTAGCGATTGTCTCGGCGGCTTCCTGCAAGCCTTCCTCGGTGGAAGATAACGCCGCCTTGCCTGCCACGCGGGTGGCGATACCCTTGCCAGCAAGCGCGGCTGTGGGCTTGGTCAGGATTGCACCTGTCAGATAGCCACCAAGGCCACTGATCGGCGCAGTCATAAGGAACGCTGCACGCTCTGTTTCGCGCAAAACAACGTCAAGCGCCTCTTGCGGTGTTTTGCCGCCTGCAATCTCGTCGCGGTAGGCCGCCGAATTGACTTCCAGCACGCTGCGACCATCGGGGGCTTTTTCGTTATAGGCATCCATCACGATACCGCGTGCGGTTTCGGAGGCAGAACCACCACCCATTGCGCCGCCGACGACTGCGCCTGCCGCTGGGCCTGCAACCACACTTGCGGCCACAACAGGAAGCAATGAACCAAGAACATCGGCCATAAGCATGGCATACCCGCGCGGTGACGGGGCTTTACCTGCGGTCCATGTGTCAGGCTTTGTCAGATCACCATCGGGCGTGCTGTCCATCATGGCCTGTCGGCCCTCAGCGGAAACACCCTTTTGGATATTTTCGCCCCAATTGCGCACCACATCGCCGCCAGCCTTGCCCAGATCGCGGCCAAGGTTTTGCTCACCTGAACGTGTGCCTGTTGCGGCCTCGACCATTGGTGCAAACAGGTTGTCGTTCACAACGTCGATTGCGGCGTCAACTCCTTGGCCAACGCCCTCGACCATCGCACCGCCACCCTTGACAATGCTGCCGCCAAACTGTCGGCCAAGGTCGCCTGCAACGGAAGGTTTGGCTTTTGGCGCGGGCGCTGCCGGGTACATTTCATCTGCAATGTCATAGGCGCGGTTCATCAGGGCTGCGGCCTGGGCCGGATCGCCTGTGGCCTCTGCAATCATGGCGTCGATGGATTTGCCTTGACCAATACCAGCGGCAAGAGACTGCGCAAACGCCTCGCTGTTGGACCCTTTGCCGCCTGTAGCCTCGTCCAGTGCAAAGAGGACGTTGGCAGGGACGTTGTATTTTGTGGCAAAGCCCTCAATCGCTTGGCGCGGGTCTTGCTGCGTGACCTCTTTTGGCTTCGCGGCCCCCATCGCGCGCATTTGTGCATCATACGGATTGCCGGAAAATACGTTAGCCATAGGAAAGCCCCCAAAAGACAGATTGGTGGGAGGCACTTCCTGTGGCTACCTTATCTTCAATCAATACCCCATTTAGGGGGCATCAGACAAGAACCGTATCACGGGCGGCGCAACACGGGCGGCATTGGGGCTGTTCCACCCTCCATCGGCGCGGGACTGCCCTGCGCCGACTGGCCTGCCAGTGCCGCCTCGGCCTCGGCCCGTGCTTCGCCGTATGTCAATGTGACCGTCCCATCCAAGCCCTTAGACGCTTCAAGAATGACCTCCGTCACTTCATCAATGCGTTTTTCGCGCTTTTCCTCGGCCTGCGCTACTGTTTTTGCATCAGGCACAGCCCCAAGTGCCGCCGCCTTGGCCGCCTCGGTCCTTTGCTTCCAGTATTCAAAAGCCTGCTCTGGGGCCAAGAGCGTGATGCCCATGGTCACAACGTCCTCTGGGTTGTCGTATTCCTGCTCGAAGGTCTTGCCTGTCTTTTCATCGCGGAACACAATTCTGGCCCCGGCAATGTCGCCTTTGCGGTTGGTGATGTTCCCCTCGGCGTCCATGAACCCCGATTTGTCTGTCACAATGGTTGTATCATCGCCAAAGTAATCAAGGCGGTTATACCCTTCCATGATTTCGCTGGCAAAGCTGTCAAAGTCACCCACGGACGCGGCAAAGCTGGCGCTCGCCCAATTCCGCATCCCAGCCTTGACCTGGCCCTGATCCATGAACTCTTGAAACTCTTGGGCCTTGTCGATCTGGCCCCGGCGCAAAAACTCTTTCATTACGATTGGGGCGCCGACCTCGCGGTAGCGTTCAAGGAATGAATCAGCGGCACGTTCGCGCTGCGCTTCGGTGAAGGGGCGATTGCCTGCGGCCCCTAGCTGCGGTGCGTCTTGTGCCGCTGCCGCTGCTGCGGCCTCAATAGCTGGCGTGCTGGCGGTTCCCATTGCGGCTGTGGCCGCCCCGGCAAGCTGCTTGGTCGCGGGGGATGCGTTTTCAGGCACATTCGACACGCGCGGGCCGGGGCCTGTGGCTGATGCGGGCTGTTGCTGCGGCGGCTGGCCGGGACTGACCGGGGGCTGACCCTGGGCCTGCGGGGCCTGCTGCATCTGCGGTGCTGCGCCCAATGTCGGAAGATATGGCAATTCAACACCGTCAGGCCCGCCTGTCGCATATTTCAGCACCGGGTTGATCTGTCGGTTCAAGGCATTGCTGGTCATGATCACGGCATTTGCGGCGGCGGTTGGAATAGCGTCTATCGCCGCTATTCCACGGTTTTTTGCTTCTCGCAAATCAGGACCGAGGCCATTCTCACCGAATTTGAAGTCATAGTTTGGCTTTGATGCGTCAAGCTGTTCTTGAATATTCTTGCGAAAACCGTCCATGTCAAAATTGGGTGCGGCGGTTGGCGTGGCACCCTTGGTTTGTGTCGCCTTCCATTCTTCTTCCAGTGCCACGGCATCAGCCATGGCCGACCGATACTCGGCTGTGTTTCTGGGCGTCTGCTGATCTTCTGGAGGCAACATAGGCTCAAGCCTGCGCAAACGCTCGGACGCCATTGCGCGCCGCTCGTCAAGGGTAGGCGGCTGCTGCCCCACACGTCGATCATCTTGAGGCATTTGCATCTGTGGCTGCGCCTGCGGAGGCTGTGGCTGCATCTGCTGCGGCTCTTGGCCTACGCGCCTGTCGTCCATCGGCGCATCTGCGCGGCGCGGCCCCGCCTGTGCGCCCATCGGTGCGCTTGGATCGAATCCACGCTCAAACGCGGCAACGGACGCCGAACCACGGGTCGCTGTGTCTACCGCAGCCCCAAGGTTCCTCGCCACTTCGCTTGCCGGTCCTGGGGGAGGTGCGCCCATCGTGCTTGTTCTGGCTTCCCCCGCTCCCGCGCCGCCTCCTGATCCATTTGGAGGTGCGCCGAGGGTCGCGTCATAGGCATCCTGTGCGGCCTTGCGATAAGCATCATCATCAGCGCGCGCGCGATCATAGTCAGACACAGCGCGGCCTTGGTTGCCGCGCGCCCATTCATGCCGTTCAGAAATTCGCCCTTGTTCATCCGCATAATACCCATCCATCTTTTCTTGACGCTTTTTTGCGTCCTTACGATCATCCCAACCGTTGCGGATTTCGCGGCCTCTGAAAAAGCCATCGACAAGCCCTGCAATACCATAAGCACTCATTGTGGGTAATCTCCCTGCCGCATCGTTGGTTGTGGTGCGCCAAGCGCGCGCGGCTTCACCGAACCGCCATTGGCTTCAAATTTGGCGATTGCCTGGTCAAGGTCAGCATCAGAAACGCTGTGAAACCCCTCCCATTCGGCGCGCAGCCCTGCACGTTTTGCCGCGGGGGTTTTTCCGCCCGATATCCGCTGGCCCGCAAGGTGGTTTACCATGTTGGTTTGGGTTTCTTGATTGAACACCGTGTCACTGGGCAAGCCCATTTGCTGCGCGGTGTTGCGCATGGTTGTGCCGACGATCTGCCCAAAGCCCATGGGCGTTGCCACACGCCCAACCTTGCCTTTGACCCATTGGCCATACTCGCCCGAAGGCTTGGAAAACTCGGCCAATTCGTCCAGCGTCATTTTGGAAACGTCCACGCCCGCGAATCTTCCGCCGTTCTGGCTGTGGCCAAACAGGGTGTCATAGCGCCCGCCACCTTCCTTTGCGGCCAGAAGGCTTGCAAAATCCCCATTGCCGGGAACACCTGCACCGCCCGATCCGGGCTTGCCATAGCCAAAACCGCCCGCGCCGGGTTGCATTTTAGTATAGGCGGGGCCCGCACCCTGCGGAGGTGCGCCCATGCTGCCCATCTGGTCGGCACGATTGTTGTGATAAGTCATCCAATCGTCGTGGCGCTTTTGTTCGTTTTTCCGTTCACGCGATGCGCCAAAGCCTTGCGCAAACCCTGCAATTGCTGACAGGCTCATACTGCCATCCTCTGCTTTGGTGCGCCCAAGGCTTCCACCTTATCGGCAAGCTGTTTCACAGCCCCCATGGTCAGGCCCATCATGCTGATAGCGTCGATAGACTTCCCATCTCCCATGCCAGTGTGCTTGGCGAAATCCTCGGCATAGGGGCCAACGTGGCGTTTCCCATCACCCTCGCCCTTATTGTAGGTCCACGCCTCGACCGGCATCTTCTTGACCGCGCCAAGGGCGTCCATGGGCTTTTTGTCGTGCTTGATGTCTTTGGAGGAAAAGAACGCCCCCGCCACGCTTCCAAGCGCGCCGCCTATGGCCCCAAGGCTCGATTGCTTGGCCTGCCACGCCTGCATCTGTTGATCGTACTGCTTGCCAAGGATATTGGCCTGCTGGCCGTAGCCCTGCATTGCCCCGCCAAATCCCGCTTGCCCTGCGCCATTGGAAAGGCCCATTGATGTGCCGGGGTTTACGGCAAGGCCAGACCCCATGTTTATTGCACTGGCCCTCATGCCTTGGCCGACCTGCTCGACGTTGCGGCGCGCGAGGTTCTTGGCCCCGGCCATTGCCAGCGCCCCATCTGTCCCGGCCTTGGCGCTGGCGTTCATAAACCTTCCAGACATGGGGCTTACGCCCGTTGCCATTGCCTGCCGCGTGCGCTGATCCCCTGCCTGCCGTGTGGCCAAGGCAACATCGGCCCCGGCCTCATTGGCGGCGCCCTGCATCCGCGCTGGGCTGGCATAATCCCGTGCCTCTTGGATGAACTGATCTTGAAGGGGCTGGAACACGTTTTTGTAGCGGTCACGATCTTCACCGGCCCACTGATTTGTGACGACCGCCTGATCCTTCATCCATGCAAGCATTTCCTGCCCGGTTTGAGCGGACATTTTGGCAGCAATGCCCATGTTAGGATCTGGCCTTGGTGCTGAACCGCCCATATTAGAACCTCAATCGCCACTTTGGGCGGTTTGCGTTTCGTAATTGGCAGTTTGTCCAGACGCTTCCCAGCGCCTCATGGAAAACACAATAGCATCTTCTGCCCCCGGTGCGATAGCTGGCTTCTTGTATTCAAACTTGAAACCCACCTTCAGCGCCGCGACCTGCGCCGGGATATTGCTTTCCCTGATCGGCGCAAACAGCGTGGACAGTGCCAACATGCGGGGATGGAACGAAATCAGGAATATTCCCTGCACCAATTCCGGCCCCATGGTGTGACCGTTTATCATCCCAAAGTGCATCTCGGCCGCACCGCCCTCGAAGCCCTGAAACACGATAATCGCGCTTGGCGGATCATCTGGCTCATTTCGCACGCCGAAAGCCACAGCGTCAGCGCGCCAGCCCGTTGATCCTGTTGCTGTCTTGGCCGCTTCCAAAAGCTGCGGCTGGTTGGTCTTGTAGAAATTGGCAGGCATCTTGTTTCCCCTCTGATATTCAAGTCACACGTTGGCAAACGTGGTGAAAATTGGGCGGCCCAATTTAGCCGCCCAATTCAGGCATTACAGGATTACCAGCTTGGACCGGCGCTGGAGATTTCATTGCCGAACGCATCCACAGCGCCACCGCCGCGCAATGCGACCTGCAAGACAACGCCAGCTGGCAGAGTGACGTTTGCCACGGCGAAGGCTCTGGCCTTGTCAGCGTCAAACACAATGCTGCGGGTCAGGCCATTCTCGCCAAGTTTCAGAATGTGGCGCTCGCCGGCGACCAGAACGGCCAGCGCAGGCACAAAGATGCCGCTTTCAAGGGTCGATGTGCGACTGACCTCATACATGCCGCCAGCCATTGCTGTAGATGTCGAAAACAGCATTGTCAGGGTTGCCATAATGGCAAAAATAATGGCCTTCATTTTAGTTTCCTCACTTCAATACCTGTTACCGACAGGCGCGGTTTAGAAAAAGATTACCGCAAGCAGCGCGATGTTGCGCGGGCGGGTTTCATCTCCGCCAGTTGCATCGACCGTCAGGGGGTGCGTGTGCGCCCCGGCGCTGGAAGTGGTTATATTGCCTGAGTTTTCCGCTTGGCTGCCGATGGTGTCGTAATTGCCGCCGGTGCCGTCGCCGTCAATGGAAAGGGTGTGCGTATGCGCCCCCGCAGATGCAGCCGTACCCGTGTGCGTGTGAGAGTCGAACGCATCTGCCTGCGCAGAACCAAAAGCCCGACCTGCATCGACCCCGCGAGCATCATCCCAACCCCTTGCAAACTCTCCGCGCATGTCGGGGAGGTTGAAGGTGGTTGATCCGTTGCCAACGCCGAAAACAGTGCCAATCTTGGTAAATAGCCTTGCATATGTGGCGCGGGAAACCGCAGCCCCGTTTGCCTTGAGCGTCCCTGATGGCGGGGTTGTCATCGCAAAGTAGGCGATCTGACCAACCATCATCTCCGCTGCAATAAATGCGATTGCATCCGCGACTGCCGCCGTTCCAAGTTCAAGGTTCGTTCGCGCAACGCTTGCATTGTTCAAATCAGAGAGGTTGTTGTTGGCCTCCAAAAGCGCAATGTCAGTTGCCGCTTGAATAGCCGGCAATGATAGGAATGCCGTTGCACCGTCACCAATGCGCAGCACTTTGGTGTCGGACTCATAGCCAGGTTCACCGGCAGCAAGCACTCGATTTGAGGATGTCCATGCCGCGGCTGTGCCTGTGCGTAACTTGAGGCGGGCTATAATGTCAGGCATGGCTTAGGCTCCGATCTGAACGGCAGAAATTTGGGTTGCTGCTGTCGTGGGTGTCAGTGTGGTGAATTCGCTAAGGCGCTGTGATGCGTTTGCCGTTGTTGAGGTTGCCTGCAAAGTCAGTGTCTTGCGATCTGCAACCGACACAATGCCTGACAGGTGCAGTTGAAATTGATAATCCACCCCTGTCAGGTGCGTTTGCTGTGCAGCCATGTAAGCCAATGCACCGTCAAAAATACGCACAGCCTTGTCACCGTTCGCAAACACTCTGAATTGAGCAACCGCATTGATAAGCCATATGCCCCGGGCGATTGAAATGCTGGGCCCGCTGTACCAGGTTGACGCTGCGGGCATGTATAAGTCTGCGGATAACTCTTTGGCGGCGCGTGTAATGTTGCGGTTTTCGGCCAGCCCCTTATTCAGTTCATCCAGCCTGACAGCGCGCCGCCCCTCAAGGCCGCGCTTGCCAAGCAGAACCTCAAGATCGACAAGTCTTGAGGTTTCCATTGGGGTTGTGCCGCGCATTATACAGCCCCCATCAGTTCTTCGACGGAACCTGCCATCTTGATTGAGGCGATGGATACGTTTGAAGTCACCTCCACCTCCCAATCGTGGGCAAGAAAGCCTGACTTTATCCGCTCTGCGATATTGGGCCGATTTGATGTGTGGACCTTTTGCCCATCGGCAAAGACCTCAACAAATATGGTATCTCCAGTCAGAACGGGGCGCTGGGTGCGAACCATGATGCAAGAGAAAATGCTGGGATGGTTTGCGCGGTTTAGTTTTGACCGCCAAACCAGCGTTGCAACACCTTGCTTTTGATCGTCCCACTTTGAAACGGTGACGCCATCGCTTTGCAGAACAAAAAGATCGCCCGATGTAACGTCCGTTAGCATGACGCGAGGCTGGACGATATTGAACGGCAGGAAGTATGGGGTTTCGCCTGACAGGTCAATTGCACCCACCCGCTGTTCTCCAAACGCGGTAAGTGGAGCCCCGAAGTCATAGGTGATGATGTCAATATCTGCCGGGTCAGGTGTACCGCCGATCAGGAAATCGGTTGGCAACGTGTCCACACCCTCTATGCCACCATCAAACAGGTCAAAATCGCCTGACGTATAGGTGAAAATGTACTTTTCATCGTAGTTTGCAGCGGTGAAACTTTCTGGCCCAAGGGCCTTCCATTGATCGCGGCTGAACATGCCTCTCGTGACAATGTTGGCCTGTGATGCGCTGATGATCACAAGCCCATCTGTGGACGGGTAAGCCGCTGCATATCCGATATCCACGATTCCGCGCCGGGACAGGCACGGCAGGTTGGCTTCCATCTTCTCCATGACAAAGTTTTCAGGATGGGTGCCTTGGGCGACATAGGGCGTACCGCGCGTGAGGACGGCCACGGTTGAACCAAACGCGGCCAAGCCGACGATATCAAAATCGACAGTCAGGACGTATTTTTCCGGCCAAGCATGGGGCTGGTAGGGTTCACAGAAATACAGGTCTTTGCCGACAAACGCCGCCATCATGCCGTTGGGCAGCGTGGTGATGCCCGCAAGCCCTGCCGGGGGCGGGTCATAGTCGGTTGACGCGATGAACTCCTGCAATGGGGTAACTGTAGTGTCCAAGGCATAGGTGGTGCTGGCGGCCGCAATTTCAGCGGCAAAGAAAAGCCCGGTTGCGCCCGATGCGCTTGTCTGGCTGCGGTAGATGCGGATCAGGGTGATGTTGCGGCCTGTGGGCGGCGTGACAAGCGCAGAGAGGTCGATCACCACGCCTTCTGACCACTGCAATTCATCAGACAGGGGGGATGGTTGGCTTTCTTCACCGAAGGCTGTGACATAGGTGTAGGCGGCATAGACCGTTTGCAGGGCTGCGGGATCGGCTGCGGTTGCCAGCGCCACGGTTGGCTTTGTGGTTGGCGCGGCGATTGCCATCCCGTACTCGTCCGTGCCGTTGAGCATCTTTGGCGCACCATCGCCGGTGAAATACAGGCGGTTGGCGGCGATGGGGGCCGGAACCACATCAACAGGCAAATCCCACCCGATCCACGTTGCCCCGTTCAGGTATGCGGTGTTCTTCTCCGTTCCAAACACATGCACATTGCGGGTCAGGTTGATGGGTTGCAGCACACCACCTGTCAGCTTCACGTTCAGCGCGGTTTGTGCGAACCCTTCACCCAGGGCGATTGGTTCAACTCTGGGGGCTTCACCTTTGAAACCTGATATCGCCAACAGGGCCATTACATGAACCTCGGCTTTGTGCGGATCGGCGCGCGCTGTTTGCCTTTGATAACCTCGGTGGAGGCTTCCGCCTTGGCTGCATCACACAAAGTCTTGAAGTACCCCGACATATTCCCATCGGTGTATTCCTGATTTGGCAGGGAAAGGATGCGATACAGTGCGCCATGGGCGATTGCCTCGGCGTGTTCCCGAAACAAAAACATGGGCACTTGGTTTTGCGGCTCGATCCCACCATTGCCATGAGTGTTGACCGGTCCCGAGGATGGGGCGAAATATAGCGACATGACCAGAGTACCGGCCTCAAACGGCAGGATAATGAACCGATCGGCGCTGTCTTGTGTGATCGAGGTCGCGCGGCCCGCCTCGGTCAGGTATTTGGCAATGTCAGCTTCATCGAAGGGCACTGCCGTAAGAGGGTTGCCGTTCAAAAGCGTGGATTGCACAGCAACGATGGTGGCTCCACCGCATGACGATTGGGGTATCACTGGGTTTGCTGTGATTTGGGTCGTCACCACTTCGCGCCAGCACCGGGTATGCTTGCAGAAATCGCGCGCGGCGAGGCGAAGGTTCTGCATGACGATCGGTTCTGGGGCTGTCGGGCAATAAGGCATGACCAGCGGCAGGAACAAGGAGAGGGATACGTTTGTCATGGCGTGTTATCCCTCCATCGCCGGGGCGGAATAGGTTGTCTTTGGCGATGCGAGTGACTCGCGCGAATACTTGATGCCAAGGGCCTCGTTGAATGCCGCGCGGTGCATTGCCGCCCGCGGTGCCATGCCGGGGATTGAAAGGTCCATGGAAAATGCGCGAAACAGCATGTAATCGACCACGGCCTGCCTGTAGGTTTCCTTGATCGGGACAACGGCGACCCAAGAGTCCAGGATGGTTGCGGCTGACACTGGCGCGGCGATGCGGGCAGGCTCTACCGCGACCATTGCCTCCACCATTCCGCCGCCTGTGTTGGGTGGATAGACGTAGAAGTGATCCGGCTGGGCCACGTCGAACATGAAATGTTTAACCACGGCATTGGGGCGCGTGATGCGCGGGTCGCTCCATTGGGGGCTGACCGCATCAAGCATCTGGCGCGATACCAGCGTGATCTGTGCGCCACCGGCGCGGCCTTGTGGCGATGCTGTGACTGTATCAAGGTTGCGGGTGATGCGCAGAAGGATTGGGTATTCGTCTGGCATGTTCTGCAAAGCGCCCTTGACCAGCGGCAATTCAACGGTGCGCGCGAATGCATTGGGCTTGTGCAGCATGATCTCACGCAGCGCCCCGTTGAGAAACAGGTTCAGCGTGGGCAACGGCCAGCGGGTAAACAGATCGTCCTGAAGGATAAGGGACGCCTCAAGCATAACGTCCCGCTGTTGGAAGTCTGCCATGCTGGGGCGTCCTTTATTGTTCGAGGTTTATTTGGCTTTGTTTTCTTCGCGGATCGCTTCAATCTGCGCGATGATCGTTTCAGTCTTTGCTTTGTGGTGCGGGGCGCGGCCAACTTCGGCCACGAACACAGCGCGCAAATCGTCCTCGGTCATATCTTTCAAGGGGCGGGCTGCGCCTGCGGTGTCAGAGGGCGTGGTGTGCGGGGCTGCTGGCTCCACAATGGCTGCTGGCTCCACAATGCTGGTGGTCACGTCACCAAGGTCATCGCCGGAAACGTCTTTTTCAGCGATGATTTTTTTGACCGCGCCTGCAATGATTGCCTTTTGCTTGGCAGCGGGGGGTGTGTTGCCTGCGGTGTGGATTTTGAAACCCTCGGTGATCGACAGGAGGCGCTGGATATGCTCGGGATCGGCCACCATCGCGATATGGTCGTCGTTCTCGTCGGGCCGGAAAGCAACGGTTTTCCCATCGTTCATCTTGATATCGGAGCCGCCTTTGCGTTTTTGCAGGCAGCGAATAAGCATGGCAGTCATTGTCGTACCCTCGTGGTTTGGATTTGTGGCGGCTGGCCCTCACTATTTCGGGGCCAGCCAGTTTGCTTTAGGCGACGTAGCTGTACCGAACGTGCAGCATCTTGCCTGCGCCTGCGACCACGTTGGCACTGACTTTCAGGCCGATGGATACTGGCGTGCCTGCATTGCGCGGGATAGCCGCCAGCTGCGCCAGTGTGGACGCATAGATCGTGCCAGCGGCTTGGGCTGATACCAACTCCGTGCCAACGGTGCGAACCGCTGTGGTGTCGCCGGGATTGCCAGTCATCATGCCGATGTTGATGTTGGTTGTGCCCAACAGACTGCCTATGTCCGAAATATCGAAGGCAACGATGCGGCCATTTGGCAGAACCGGCAGGATCTCCATCACGTCAGCGGCCAACAGACCTGCGGACAGGTCGATTGATGCGACAACCGTGACGACCGAACCGGCCTTGTGCGAGGTTGCGAACGGGACTTGCGCGTTCCCTGCGTAGAATCGAGATTGTTTCGTCGCCATGGTTAAAGTTCCTTCTGCTGGCGCTATTGGGGATCAGTTGGGCGGCGCTACGGCCGCCCCGCTGGTTATGCCGCGTTCGGATCAGTCGAGGCGGTATCAATGGCTGTCACGCCAAAGTCTTTGCCGTTGTAGCGGACCTTTTTCATGCCGCAGATCGTGCCGCAGTACACGGCAACTTGGTTGTCGGCGTCGAACATCTTTTCGACCCAAGAGTAACGCGACCCTTTGTTTCCGCCTTGGCCATAAGCCACAACACCGGCCTGACGACCCAGCAACAGCGCGCGCGCCGCTTGGACGTTGCTGCCTGCGCCATAGTCGCTGAAACGGCGCACGTTTTCATGCTCGTGCAGGATCAGGCCATTGACCAGACCAAGCCCGCCTTTGGTGATTGGGGATTTACGCCCCTCGGAGGTGGCAAGCGCCTGCTGAACCTTGGTCCACGACAGATCGCCGGTTTCCGTGCGCAAGGAGTGGGCCTGAAATGGGGACATCAGGACCACATAGCGCTTTTCGCCTTCGACAGTGACCGGCGACATCTTCACAACGTCAGGGTTCACGGCGTTCATCATGCGCGGTTTCACCGCTACACGCTCAAGCAGGGCAAACGACATTTTGTCGGCGGCGGCGATTGTGGCTTTGGACGTTGCAGCGCCACCGAACAAGATATGGTCTGCGTCAGGTGCTTCAACCGCGTTGCCAGCAAACGCCGCAGGGAATTTGCTGTCTTGGTTGATCGCGGAAAAGCCAGCATCGCCCGACAGGTAGACGAATAACCCTTCGTCCATCCATTCCGCGATATACTCGGCGCTCCGGTCCTTGGCGAGTTGGCGGAGGTTGTGCAGGGTGCGCTTCCGGCTCATTTTGCCGCCAGCCGATGCGCCTTTCCGCGCTTGGTCGATGCGAACCTTGTCTTGGTAGAAGGTCAGTGCTTCCTCGGACCCTTCGACCACGCTGTCGCCGTAGGTCATGCCGCCACGCAAGCGCATGTTCAGGTCGAACGATACTTCGTCGCCTGCATCATCTTCCAGTTCGGTCTTGCGCTGGATGATCGAGTTTTCGTTTGAACCAATGAAACGCGAGAAATACATCTGCTTTTCGGTGTCGGTTGCGAGGGCAATGCCCCACCGCTTTACGGCCTGTGGCGAGTTAACGCCTACTTGGGTCAGCATCTTGGAAGTCTCCTGTGGTCAAAAGAAAAGGTTGACCCAGACACTTCCTGTGCATGGTTGTAAGGCTTGATACCACATATAGCGGTCATGGTTCAACTGTCTTTGATTTCTCGCGCCATGAGGCGGTTATCAACAGGTCTTTTGGAGCAACAATGCCGATCGACAGGCGTTGTTCTGATATGCGGGTGATATGGAAAACCACATCACCCACAATCACGGTGCCGGGGCTGTCCGCCAATAATTCCACGTTTCTCATTAACATCATGCCATGGCCCCTTTTTTGTTCAGCTTGCGAGATAGGCTTGCTGGTCTGCCTCTGACATTGCGGCGTACAGGGCCTCGCTTTTCACCGGGTCTTGGTCCGCGATGCGGTCGATCTGCGCAAAGCGTCCATCCTCCATGCTGTTGCTGTCGCTGGCGTTGGTGAGGTCTGCCAGTGTGCGGGGCGCGTCCGGGCGCTGGTCAGTGCGCAGCTTGACCTGATCGGCGTCGGCCTTCACATCGGCCTTTTGCCTTGCAGTCAGCACCGGCTGCGTGGGCAATTGCTTGCCTTCAACACCCTGATAGTGCGCGGCATAGATGCGGTGCGCCTGTTCGATCTTCTGCGCCATGTTCAACGCCTGGTAGGCTGTGTTGGTGTTGACCATTTTCAGGGCGGCATCCCAATTGTCGTAATGCTCTGGTTCGGCCAAGTAGGCGTGCTTCGCTTGGTAATCCGTGACCCTGGCGAACCACGATTCACGGTATGCAGCGAAACCTTGCTCTGCCTGCTGCCCTGCGGCGTTCAGCGCCGCTTGCGCTACGGCCTGATCTTTGACCAAGGTAGAAAGTTGGACCTTCCACTCCGCGCTGGTGAGGTCGCCATCATCGTACTGCGTTTGCAGCAAATCAATCTTGGCGTCGAGTTCGGCCACGGTTGCTTCGGCGGCGCTCGTGTCGATCATGGCGGGGAGTACCGGGTCTGGTTTATCCGCGACAACGGGTGCTGTCTTTTCGATCAGATCAAGATCATCATCGGCTTCGCCACCCGGATCATCCAGCCCATCATCGTTCGCCGGCGCTTTAACGGTCAGGTCTGCATCGGGCAGTATCGGATCATCGCCCTCGTTCATCTCTGCGATTTCTTCATCGGTGAAATGCTCACGCAGGCTGGCAAGCGTGAAAACTTCGGGGATATCGTCATGCGTCAAAGCGCTGGGTGTGACAGGGACATTCATGCCATGAATCCTTCTGTGGCAGGTGGTGCTTGGGTTGGGTCTTGTGCTGGGCTTGCGCCCATGGCGGCCTGATCTTCGGCCTGCATCTGCTGCGCGGCTTGCTGTGCCTGCATCATTTGCTGTTGCTGTGCGGCCTGCTGTTCCGCCTTGGGGTCGCGCATGGCCTCTTGCTGGGCGCTCATGAGAACCCGGTCAGCGGCTTGTGCAACGGCTGGGGCTCCTGCGATTGCGATTGCGGCCTCCATGGCCTTTTGCAGCAGGTCGATCTGATCAGCGGCGCGGCTACCTTCCAGTTTCAGCGCCTCGGCCAGTGCCTTGCGGGCCTTGGCTTCCTTTTCGCCCAGGGTGGCCTCTGCATCACGCATTTGCAGATCGTTTTGGGCCTGCTGCGCCTGCTTGCGGTCGATGGTGTCCTGATCTGGGTTGTCTGGATCGGCGTCCGGGTCGTCTTGGCCGTTCATCTGCCGGATTCGCTTGACCAATTCTTCCTTTTTCGGAACGTCCATAGCTTCGATTACAAGGTCGAGGATGGAAACAACCATCTGCGGCGCTGTGGCGGCCAGCTTTGAGGACAGATCAAGCAACTGTTCGGCCTGCGCCTGCCGTGCGGACGCGCGCCAATCTTCCTCGCTGATGATGAAATCGGCTTTGTTCGATGCGATTTCGCTGTCAGGGTTGGATGGATCGTTGATTTCCATGAAATCAGCGTTGCCGCGCATGTCTGTGACGCGGAATTGGTCCTTCTCGGTGTAGAATTGCTCCACATTCACGAGTAGCTTTTCGCCATGGATCACACGGGACAGGCGCAGGTTGTCAAAGAACATCGAGGTCGCAAGCTGGCCCTGATCTTGACGGGCCACGATTGCCTTGCCCGATGTCGCGTTGCTTTTGCGACCGAGGTTTTCATCGGTCACGCCTGCAATGCTTTGGATCATCTGGGCATCACGGCTCATAAGGTCCATGTGTGCCTGTGCTACGCCAAAATCAGTCTCGATCTTGGGTGCATTTCGGCCTTGCTTGTGAACGATCACGCTATCAGGTCGGCCAGCCTCGTCGCGCAGTTCCTCTATATCCGCTACCGCGCCTTCCTCCACAGTGACGCGCACAGAGGACAGGTGGTGCAGGGCTTTGGATGCGCGCTTGTTCAGATCGCGGTTGATATCGCGGACGCCCCGGATCAGGCCATAGGGCAGGCCGGTTGCATGGTCGCGGTATCCCCAAACGGGTGTGAACGGGAACCGGCCATGGCGGTACGGGCTTTCGCGCAGGTCCATCAAGCCAGCATCCGTTGCGATTGCCAGAAAGATCAACTCCCGGGGCCGCGCTACCAGTGACGACTTCCCGTCGATCAGGGATCGGTGGTGACCTGGCGACCATTCGTCAAACAACTCGCCATTGAATTGCCCGCCGCGCAGCACCTTGGCATCCTTGACCATGCGCTTGTACCACATTTCGATCACACGGACGCGGGGCCGGTCGGAGTAGAACAAAGACCGGAAATTGCCATAGGTCTGGTTGAATTGATCCATTTCGGCTTCGTCCATGGGATCATCGCCCATGTCGTCAATGTCCTGCGCGCCCGGAACCACGTTTTTCGCTGACATTTCCAGAACGCCTTGCCGCTCCGGCCAAAGGGCTGCGCACACATCGAGGTCCAGCCACTTCGTGCGGCACACATAGCGGGCATCACGCAGGTCATATCGGGTTGAGGTGCTGTCCCAGAGCATCGCGCGCCAGTTTTCGGCCCGGTCGAACACGATTGGTCCATCTTCAGGTGAGGCTTGGCCTGTCTCCAGCCAACCAATGCCAGCTTTCACCGCGGAACCGAACGCCTGTGAGTGTTCGTGTTCGCTGCGGTTTTCATCAGACAGGTGCTTGAGAAGCTGCGTCTTTTTCTCGGCTGACTTCCCCCCCTCCTTGACCCTGGGCAGGATCTTGTAATCCATGGTGGCGCGGCGCTGTGATCCCAATACCCAATTGACCGAGGTTTGGATCATGTTGAACACCAGCGGCGCTTGCCCACGGGCTGCAAGTTCCGCGATTTCTTCATCCGACCATTGTTTGTGGTCATAGAACGCTTCATCGGTCGCCATTTGCATCCGGTTTGAGGCTTGGCGCTCCAACTCTCTCATGTAATGGCCCATCAGGCTTGCGTGGCCTTGCTGGTTTTGGTGGCTGTCCAGCGGGTGAGGGCGCTTGGATTGGGCCTCGTAAAGGGCGGCGCGATTGCCAGTCTCCACCATGTCGAAGTAATCATCCCCCGGCGCGCGGCTTTTGCGGCCTGTGAATGATCCGGCTCCTGGCTCAATATTAAACATCTTGGATCATGCTCCGCTCGGTTACATCGCCGGTCAGGCGGTTGGTGATGATGATGTCGCCAAACACCTGCCGCTCGCCCTTGGGCGCCGGTGGCATGGCTATCAGATCGGACAAGCGGCTGTTAACAACGTCCAGCACAGCCATTTTGTCGGCGGCGCTGTGGGGGTTGCCGGGTAGGAGCCCATCAGCAATCCATTCGGACGAAAGGCGGCCGCAATGCTCTGGATCGCCCACGCCGGAATGTGCTGCCCACTTCCACGCGCTATCCAATGCGATGATGCAGGGGATCGTTCGGCCCCGTGCGATGGGTCGCAGGCCATGCAGCAACACAAGGCAGGGCTGGGTGTGGTTCCCATCGCGCAACCATGTGCCGATAAAGACGATGCCGTGTTTGCTGCCCTCAAACGCGCGCTTTCGCAGGTCGATAGCCGGGCGATGTATGGAGGTTGTGATTTTTCTGGCGGTCATGCTGTCATTCCTGATGATCTGCGGGTTTTGCGGGGGATGACGGGCTGACCGTTCTTGACGTAGCCTTGGGCCTTCTGGCGGAAGGCATCGGCACAATGGCTGTGTTCGTTGTGCATGGGCTCGTCGGCCCACCATTGGAGGGTGTTGTTCCATCCGCGCGAATAGGCTTCGAGGTGGCCGATGCCTTCCTTCGTGCCTTCTTCGTTAAATTCGTATTGGGGAAACTCCAGCTTGGCCAAGTCTATGCCGTGCTGGACACGTTGAACGCGGGGCACGACCAGCCAATTCCATGAGGGTCTGATGTTGCGCATCTGGCTGATAGCGTCTGTGGTGGCATTGATGCCTTGCCGGGTCTGTTCTGCGTCATGGGGCAGGTAGTGCGCGCCCCACACGCATTGCTGTTGCTCCATCCATAAGATGAAATGCAGGTAGCCTTGTCCTGACGCCTCATAGAACCGGACCCAGCGGTCGCGCCCGCCTATCTCCTGGTGCAACCATATCGCTGTGCTGTCTGTCGCGCCCAAATCCCAGAACGAATTGACCGGGACGTGTCGCAGTAGCGGGTAATTGCCAATCCGGCCCTGCTGTCGGGCAACTGACACGGCAACGGCGTAGTATTTGCCCTCGTTGGATGCCTGCCAGCATTCATCTGGGGTTGATGGGTACTCGCGCCACATCAGGTCAGGGGTGCTGGAGAAGTCGTTGTCGCGCTTGTTGATGTACCAAGCGCGCTGATCGAGGTCGATGGAGCAATCCATCTCGACCTCTACCTTGTCGAAATACTCATGCTCTTTGGCGCTGATGCGGATACCTTTGGGGTCGAGGCGATATCCGTTGTCACTCCACCACGCAAAGAAGTGGAACCGGTAATCTGTCGGCTTCAACTCGACCTTGGCCTGTTGCTGGGCCTGCGCTCTGCGGCTCATGTCGTAAAAAGCGCCTGCCTTGCCCTCGGCAGTGGATTCGATGAACACCAATCCGTTCTTTGGAACGCCCTGCAATGACCCTGTTGTGATTTCCACGGCCTTTTCCGGGTACTTGGCCGCGATCTTGCCCATTTCGCTGATGTGGAGGAAGTGCGGTGTGCCGCCGCGCGCGCTGCTGGTGACTTCGATTGACGATCCGTTTTCAAGAACGATCTGCGTCTGTGTGCGCTCTTTGATCGGTGAACAGCGTTTGATGGCCTCGGGCATGTTGTCGTAGGCGAAACAAACCTTCTTGCGATAGAGTTTTGTGGCGGCTTCCTTGGTATGGGCGATCACCACGACCTCTTGGTCGTTGTTGAACAGGGCATGATCCAGCGCCATGATTTCAATCAGCGTCGAAAAGCCCATCTGACGCGCTTTTAGGATGATGTTTCGGTTGTTCAGGTCTGCCAGCAAGTGTCGCTGTGATGTGTTGGGGCAGAAGGGCACGGCGATTTCAGGAATATCGTCGCCCTCGTCCTCGTCGTCGCCCTTGGTCGTGATCTTGTAAATCGCGCCTGAAAATATGCGCCACTCCCATGATCCGATAGCGATCATCATCTCCGCTTCGGATTCCGGGATGAAATGTTCTGTCGCGGGCTTCCCGTCCAGAAATGCGAGGCGCGCGGCAAGCTGGGCCCTTGTGTAGGTCGAGGCGATCATTATTCGCCACCCCTGTCGGCGCGATTGATCGGCGCGCGTGAGGTTCTGGCCCTAATCTCCACCAGGGCGGCAGCGAGTGCGTTGACCATGCCCTCGTCGCGCTTCTGGAATACGCCTGTGCGCTCGGCCAACTGATCGAGAGCATGGGCCTTGTCGGCCATTTTGTATTCGATGCCGTTCTGTGTCTGCTTCACACCGAGGAACAATTCACGCTCGGCGGGGTCCATGTCTCTGGTGTCGGCAAAGACAACGTAAGCCTGTCCCAATCCATCGCATTCCGCGCAATCGGGGTTTGCCTTGAGCGTTCGCCTGTATCCAAAGCCTCCTGACGCGCTTGGTGGCTTTTCACCCTTCTTCGCCGCGGCTGTTTCATCCATCCATTCTCGGGAGGTGCGCCATTGGTACTTGCCGCCGATTCCCCAGCAATAGCGACATGCGCCGATGTGGTGCCCCGTCAGCTTGGAAGGGTCGGCTGTCGCAATCAGTTCCAGCTTGGCAACGATATCTTCCGCCTTGAGGCTGATGCGCTCCAACAATTCATCCATGCCCACACGGATTGCGGCGGCGATCCCAACATTTCCCAACAATTTCGGACCTGCCACATCGGCGTGCTTTGGCGCATATCCGGCCTTTCGATAGGCATCAGTAGCGTTGCGGGACGCGAGATACTCGGCCACGAACAGCTTTTGTCTTGGTAAAAGTGGTCGCACATTAGCCACGCGGATACCCTGCCTTATGTGCCGCATAATGTGCATCAAAATCATCATCCACGCAAGACTGTGTGTTTTAGGCATGAAAAAGCCCGCTCAACGGTGTGCTGGCGGGCTTTTTTGGTGGTGGCTGTGTGGTTCAGGCTACTCGTGCGGCTTGGTGCTGCCCTGTATCAATAGCATCCGCCCATTTGCTCCACTGTTGGTGTGAAGCCGTGCGCCCTCTGAAAATAGTCGCTGTCTCCGTCCTCTTGTGCGCGCAGGTCGTCGGGTGTCGCCAGTGTGAAATTGTTCTCACTGACCGAGAACCAAGGCGTATCGCTGTCCTTATAGTGATATGTCGGGCCTCCTGTGCGCTCGTACAGTGCCGTGATGGTTTTCACGCCCCAGCACACACCGAAATCATTGGTGTATACCACCTGATCGCCAGCTTTGAATTTGTGCTTCATGTCGATCATCCTCCTATGTATTTGGTCAACACTTGCACGGGCCAATGGTCTGGGTGGCCGAGGAGCAAGATTGCCTTGATTGCGATTTCTGTTGGCTTTGGAATGGGGTGGTGGCTGTTTTCCAGCTTGTTGACGTAAACCCTGCTTACCCCGAGGGTGTCGGCCATTTGCTGTTGGGTCATTCCTATAGACTTGCGGGCCGTGCGCAGTTCAATGGGCGTCATGGTGGGGGGGTCCTTTCAATTGTCCGGTTCTTCGTCGCATTCGGCTTCAAAGTTCATGCGGGCCGTTTCAAGCGCGGACTCAAAGCAAATGTCATCGCCGTCCTCGTCACGCATCAGGCGGCACACATGCATCAGGTGGCACAGCGCGTCTGTAATCTGGCTTGCGAGGTCATCAACCCCGGTCATGCTCTCCATCAGGTCGCAGAGTTGCAAGCCCTCGGTGGCACGGTCAAAGTTGGTGCGGACGCGGCGGGGCTTCGGCGCAGCCGCCTCGTGCTGTGCTGTGATCGCGTCTTGCTCTGCAATGTGGTCGGTTAGGTTGCTCATTGCGTGTTCATTTCATGGTGGCGGGGGTTCGCTTTGGCTGACGTGCCATTGATCCAGCGCCGCAACGCTGGACTGTAGGGGCGTCAGGCGGCGGCGCGCAGTGCGGCAAGGTATGCGTGGGCCTCGCGCCATTGTGGATCGTTGCCTTGGCAGCGCGGGAACTGGCGACCGATCCAAGAGCCGGCAACCGGATCATTCTCCATGATCGTTGGCAATTCGCCGTGGCGCTTGTGATACGCTGCAAGGAATGTGGCGAGGTCACAATCTTCTTCGAGGTAGTAGGCGCCGTTCTTGTAGAAGCTGCATTCGGTGAAGCTGTGACCATTCAGGCCAAGGGCGAAGGCATCTTCGGCCTGAACCATCAGCCAGCCGTGGCCTGCGTCTGTGATAAGCTGGAAAGACATTGGTGTATCCTTTAGGTGAGTGGGGGCCGCAGCCCCCGATTTGTTTACGCTATCGCTTTTGGCCCAAACGGGCGGCGGCCTGTGTCGATCAGGCCAACGCCAATCCAATCGTGCTTCAAGCCTTCTTTGATGCACTTTTCGTTCAGGTAAATCGAAAACAAGCCGCCGATTTCTTCTGCTTTGGTCAAAACCCCATTTTCAGAGGCGGCGGCAATCAGTTTGTCCAGTGTTGCATCCATCTTTGCGGCATCTTCGCCAGTGACATGCGCGCTTTCACAATCGCGGTGGCGCAGAACGATGTAATGACGGGCGGCGATTGCGATC